CAATTATTTTTCGAGCTGTCGAATTAGTTGTGTAGCATCTTTGCAACGCAAAGTGCTGTTCATTTTTTATCTCTTTATCTATCTTTATCTCTATCTTCTTACTCTATCTCTAATTATGGTGTAGAAATCATGTAAGAAATCTTACAAGGTTTATATATAGGAAATGATTTTTGCTTCGATTTTTCGACTTATTCACATTATCAACATTCTTCCTGTGGATAACTTCGGAACTCAGATTGAACTTTGCAGAACCGCATTTTCAGCATATATGGCTATAACATCGTACACGCTTCTATACCGGCTTTTAGCTCTTAGGCATAAGTTAGTATCTAAAAACGTCTATCGTTACTCAGGCACATTTCGTCAAATTTGAAGGGGATTTTTTGTGAACTTTTGTATATTGATTTATTCTACGGACTTGCTCCGCAATTAAAAAAGAAGCCCCGGCAGAACACCGGGGCAATGTGACATATTTTCCTTTTTGACCAAAAGAGGTGTGCTTAATTTTCTTAGTTCCTTGCCTTAAAGGCATTATTTGATGTATACCTTGCCATCGTAATAAGCAGCCATCCAACCGCTCGGTGCTTTCATCCAGATATCGTTTCCGACATTCCGAACTTCCTGGCACGTTACGACCGTTCCTGCATCCAGGCAGCCATCATTGTCCTTATCGTGTTTCTGGCCGTCAGCCGTCAACTGCGAATGTTTCTTTGCGCTGTAGTTTGTTCCTGGACCTGTACGAACTTTCAGTTCTACCTGCAAAGTGTACTCATGTCCAGCAGTGTAAGACGGAGTGTTCTTCTTTTCCGGAACACTGGCTGCTGTCTTTCCGTTGTAAGCAGAAACCAGCTTACTCTTAGATACCGGTCCGTACTTGCCGTCCTGCTCCAAACCGTAAAATGCCTGGAACGCAAGCAGAGCTTTCTCTGTGTCTCCGCCAAAAGAACCGTCTACTCCGGAACTTCCGCAGGAGAATCCGCAACCGATCAGCATTTTCTGCATTTCTTTTACTGCGTCCCCGGAATCGCCTTTCTGGAGATAATTTCTCACATTAACCGTTCCGGATGCAGATGCTGTCACTCCGGTGTAACGGTACACATGAATCCACGGCTTATTGTAATAGCTGCGGATGCAGATTTCTCTACCGGTCTGATCTCCAGACTTTCCTCCTGTGACCGTTCCTTTCTCGTTGATACTTGCGTGCACCAGTTTACCATTTCCGCAGTAGAATGCTGTGTGTCCATTTCCGAGCAGGACATCTCCACGGATCATTCCACTACCGGTTGCCAGATCCACGGATTTTACAACATCCTTGAATCCGATTTTTGGCAGAACCTCCGGCATGTTGCCTGTATAGGTTGCTCCGCTTGACTTTGCCGGGATTCCGGCCTCTTCCAAACATCTGATTACCAGCCCGGAACAATCGTAATTCGGTTTGCCCCAACGGTCTACCTGGTCGTAACCGTGTGAATCGTCCAGGGCAATTGCCTCTGCTCTTGCTACTGCATTTTCAATTTTGCTCACTTTGTTTTCCTCCTTCTTCTGATTCTGGTAAATCTTTAAATACTGCTCCCCGTAAGAAGCCCTTGTTTTCTTCACTGCCGAACCTACATTCGCCGGAGCCTCGAACTTGACTAAGAAGATATCGGACGCTTCCTGCACTGAGGTTGCGGTCTGCAATACCTTCCAGACACTCTTATAGCTCGTCTTCAATTCGCTCAGCATGTACTCTGTCTGCGTCTTCGCATCTCCGATGGACACTCCTCTGGACTTGACCAGATCGTAAAGGCCGGCTTTTCTTCCGGCAGATGTCCACTGACAGAACCCGTAACCGTACTGCCTGGAGTCTCCCAACGGATACAGGAATAACGCTCTCGTTATCTTTCCGGAGTCTACTGCTTCCGTGTAGGTATCGTCCGTATATTTGTACCCAAGTAATCTCTCACAAAGGTTTTCCAGATTACGTGGATTCATTTTGGATTCTGCGTAAATGTTCCCCATTGCCGCACACGCACCATATATCGTGCAACCGGCAGCCATTAAAGCGTCAAACAAAATATCTGTGTATGTATTCCGTTCTATTGCCATTTGTAAATTCTCCTTCATTCACAAAAAGGGCAGGGATTTCTCCCCACCCGGTCATAAGTATGTGTCCTCTTCTGGGTCCATCTCATCATCATCTTTCGGATGCAACTGCCCCATCTTGTCCATCAGCAAAAATGTCAACGGAACGAACACCGCAAACAAAATTACCAACGGCCAGAAGATTCCTGCCATCAGCAACAGCACTATCACAAGCGGATAATTCGGCTTGCTTGGCTCATAGTACATGCCATTGTCCTGACAGTACAACTCTTCGTCTTCATCTTCCATCCGGCACAGTGTCCGGATACACCAGATGTAGACTGGCTGGCACAGTAAAATCCCCAAAAGGTACACCAATAGGATTTTTAAGCCCATAGCTCCTCTCTCCCTTCTCTGATTAGTTCTGAGAGCCATTTACCTTTCCATCGTCCAAAAGGTCCTTAACTTCCTTGAACCACCAGTCAATAATTTTCAGCAGTACCTCTTCGGACATGATTACCTGCAACCACTTAGGCAGCAATCCTCTTGCCTGCTGTACTACCCATTTCAGTTTCTTTTCTCCCTGGCCGGACTCTTTGTAGATATGTTCAGCGTGCAGGAACAGCTTGTACACCTCTTTCCGGATGCCATCCAGTCCCTTCGCTTTCGCATACTGATATACGACCACTGCTGTCACAACGACCAGCACTGCGATCACCAGAATCAGAACCGGAATCGGCACCTGGCTTAAAAAATTCAATAATTCCATAGAATCAATCCTCCTGTTATACTTTGTAATCTCTTGATAGTTCCCTGTAGCGTTTTTAATTGTTTGAATGGGGAAATTATTGCCTAAACGCTATAAAGGCGAATATCGGGCAAATATAGCCTTCTATTTCATTCCCCTGTGATATGGTTCACTCCCTGCCTTGTCAGAAAATTCTCCAGATCATGTTTCTGCTCCAGCTCATAATTTAATGCAGCGTGCATATCTCCGTTGCACTTCGCATCCGGAATCCTCTGCACCGCCTTTGCTGTAGCTTCTGACAAACAAAGAGAACCGTCCAGAGCTTTCAGCATCATGTACTGGAGCTTTTCACGGTTCTCTTCTTTCTCATCCTGTTCTCTCTGCCTGCATGCCCGTTCGTTCTTTTCGACTTCCGCCCGTTCTTGAATTCGCTTCTCCAACAACCAGAAACAAAATGCCACGATTGCGGACGGGATACCGGCAGCTATCAATAATTCCATTGGTATCTCCTCCCTGTTATTTCGGATTTTCAGAACTAATCTGCTTCCGTGGCTGTGCTCGGATCTGCATAGGCTGTACCTCCTTCGCTCTTGAATGTTATCTCATCATCGTCACAGTCAACGTACTTCCGGCACGCATACTCAACGATGCCAAGATCTGCCTCTATTTCTTCCAGGCTCTTTGTCGGCGTTCCTTTGACCAGGAAAATCAGATCATAAATTGCCGACCAGAGCTTTGAGATAATCTGTAACTTTGTCATTTTCTTTTTCTTCTCTCTTCCTTCTTCCGGAATAGGTGGTAATGTGGTTTCTCTTCTCTGAAAAATACCCACCGGATATAATCATCCAGGAAAATTCCTAATGCCGACAGGAAGAACCATAACGCTGTAAACTGAGGGCATATCTGACCAAGAATGTTTCCCGGCATGTTGCTGTAGTCCCACATATGCAGACCGAGCCACACATTCAAAATCAGTCCGAACAGAAATTCTATTGCTGTGATTCCTGCCGCCGCAATCAACTGTTGCAGGATCAGAGGCATACACCGGTTCTTCTCATTGATTGCACCGCAGAGGACGAAGCATAAGCCTCCGCAGATCATCATTGCCGGGAACGAATAGCCACGGAAGATTATCTCCAGCAAATAATAAATGCTCCCTCCAAGTAGAAAGAGCAACGGATATTTTATGATTCTCATGCGATACCTCCGGATGCCAAAATCTTCATGTAATCTTTCAGAACCTCGTTCTGGAACTCTTCCGGGATCTCAGCTCCCCACTGGATCTGTTCCAGATCACTTGTTTTCTCTGCTGACTTAATCCACATGTTGATCGCATTGCAGTAGGTTGTGTTATAGGATACGAAAAACATTGCCCGGTCAACAATGTTCTGCATATCTGCCGCAGAGAAATACTTACAAGGCTGTCCGTCCTCGTGGTATTCCAGTTTTTCTTCTCCTGCCAGTAACTGCATTTTCTTACCAAACAAATTGATCTGGTCTTTCTCGGTCAGGCTGAAATGTTCCACTCCGGATGAGGTCGGCACATCCACTCCGGCATAAATCGTCCGTTCGCAAGCCTTTGCGATTTCCTGGTATTTTGCTTTTCTCGCATCTTCCAGGCTCAGATCTTCTACACTGGCAGGATCGGGTACTTCCTCCGCTTTCTGGAACCAGTAATCAAAATCGGCTTCGATCTCTTCCTCTGTTACTTCGCCGTTGTAGTGGAACTGCACTTCATCACACTCCCACACCTTATATTTACTTTTCTTTCCATCCTGGATTTCTTCTCTCTCTACCAACTCGATGTTTTTTCGCAGGATAACATCCGTGCCGGAAAACACCGGGTAGATCTCAATCTTCGATGGCTGCGATAAGTAAGATTCTCTTCTCATTTTCTACTTCCTTTCCGTGCTTACTTGCACTATATGAACACATTTTAAACAATGCATCAAAGCAATATTTAATCCGGAATTTCAAGCTATTGCTGTGGTCTATCCAGCCTTTGTAGGCAGCGACCTTGCAAGCCCTCCACCACGGGACAAATCCTCTTTCTACAAAATCCCTCCAGGCACGTAGCACCTGCCTCCGGATTCTCCGGAATACTCTGCCACGGATGATCGTGTATTTTCTCCGGACTACATAACCCATCATGTCAACTCCTGGAGTTCTTTTCTTACTGCCTTTCTTTCTCTCTTCGTGGTTCTCCTTCTCTTCATCGAACGATGCCACTTGATAGAACTGCCAGATATCCTTGATTTTCAGTCCAAACTTATCGTGTGCCCAGACTGTTGCTTTCTTCATGGCTTTTCTCAGCTTCGAGATATCGCCATAGATTGTAAAATCATCTGCATAACATACAACCGCATAGACAAGCCTATTCCGCTTTCCTCTGCGTATCTGTGCCTGCTGATAGATGTATCTCAGAACATAGCTCATAACGTAATTAAACAACCATGCCGGAAGATATCCACCAATACACAAATGGTTCCCAGGATAATTGCTCATAAGAGCACCCAGGAATCATAGCAGCACTTTATTCTTGCCTATATCTCTTCGTAACATCTCCATTACGATACCCACCGTTACCGATGGATAGGCTTTTGTTACATCTCCTTTGATTGCTACAACCTTGCCGTGGAATTTCTTTCTCAGAAGTCTTTCAATCTTCCTCTTTCCAGCAACTCCGCCTTTCTTCGGGATGCTCCCATACTGGACCGGCAGAATCTTTGCCCGGAAAAGAGGTTTCAAAGCAAAGACAGCGATATACTCAAACACCTGCTGTTCCGGAGATTCCTGGCAGATGTCTCTTAGTTTCTGCGTCAGCCCATCCACCCTTTGAAATTGGCGAATCGGCTTTAATTGCAGATCACGGTCAACGATACGCTGTGTCAGCATCTTCGCAACTTCGCTCTCAGCCTCCAGGGTTCTCTTGAAATCCTGGTTCAGCCGGTCTTCTGCAATCTGACGCTTCGTGATCTTTCCGGTCTTGCATAGCAGACGTTGGAAATCGTTTCTTCCACGCTTATTCCGGAAACATTCTATTACGGCAACCTCGTTGAATTTCCAGTCCTCAACATTCACGGTTGCCGGTTTGCAATAGGTTTTCATCAAACCTCCTTACTATCATCTGGTTACTGCCGTGGCTTTCCCCGTAGGTACTAGCCTCGTTGGTTTCAAGTTATTTTCGCACATAAGCGAGGATTATACGGTGCAATGATTTTTAAATACTCTTTTCAAAATTGTACCAGTTGCTCCGAGAGAGCCGTTCCAGTTAGCGTTAGACACCCCATTGTTCGAGTTACGGCAAGGAACGCCAGCATTACCACCGTTGTTCAAGTTGCCAAAGCACCAAGCCGCACGAACACCAGACGCCGCAGGTTCGCAATTGAAGCCAGCTCCCAGACACCGTATAACCCTAAAATTATTTTATTTGCAAATAAGACAATAAAAGGGGCTTACTGCCCCTCTGCTCGCATTCACCCCGTTTTTAACCCTCAAGACCAGGTGCTCCGAGAGAGCCGTACCAGTGCAGCGCTAGACACCCCACCGACCGAGAAACGGCAAGGAACGCCAGCAGCACCACCGTAGTCCAAGGGGCCAAAAGCACCAAGCCGCACGAACACCAGACGCCGCAGGTACGCAACCGAAGCCAGCTCCCACTCCAACGCCGCTTCCGCTTGCGTTGGTTGCCTCCGGCCATAGAACATCATCATTGATTGCATTATCAGTAATATACTTCCATGTCCAGGCAGCCGTATCTTTCGGAAATACCAATGTTGGAACATTTACTTTTTCGTAGTTCTCATTGATTGCAGAGCCTACTTTTGACTGATCGTAACATTTGTAGCAATCAAAACAATAATTCTCATTCGCATCCTGGCTCCACTGCCATAATTCATCGGAGACAATCAGATAGGAACCATTCATAAATTCTACACCCTGGATCATTCCAGGTTCTTTTCCGGAAGTCGGACTGTATCGGCTACCATCTCTACCAAGCACATTGTCATTCCATCCGGAATAGTACGGAGCAGTAGACAGCATTGTCGTACCGACTACCGTGTCAAAAGTCTTTCCACCGTTGTCCACGTACACTGCGGAATAGTCTGTGCCGTCAATGTTCACAGTCTCAATCGCTGTGATTAACTTCGCATCAAAAATGGAGTATGCACTGGCAGCGTTTCTATCGGTCGATGCATTGGTTCCCAGCATGACCGCAGAACCCACGAACAGGTTTGCCGCCTGTGCTGTGGTCAGAATTACTCGCTCCACTCCGGTCTCAGCCACGGCTACCGTGTACTGGAAACTGTAGCTTGAGCATCCTTCAATCTTTCCGGAATTTCCTTTACGTCCATATTTCAGACGCATCATAGCATCCAGGAACTTCAGAAGTGATCCAGATGCTCCGGAATACTGTGTTCCTCTGGCTCTCCATCTGGTTACTCCGGTTGAATGTGAGGTACGGTTGACCGGTGCCAGTCCAGTTCCGCAAGTGATCGCTCCGTCTGCGTCCAGACCGGCGTAATATTTCGGATGTGCCATGTACTCATGCACTTTTCCGGTTCGGTCTGTACCTTCTTTCCAACGTTTGTAGCCTGGAGCCGGTGTACATCTGGTTTTCAGATATTTGTAATCCTTGTCCTGCCATTCACGCTTGTAGGTGTTCTTCTGGATCATCCAACACAGATGTTCTCCACCTCTGACCTTTGCTGTATCGTCAATGTGTTCTACATAGAAAATCTCATGGGAACCATCTGCTTTTTTCTCTACCGCAACCTCCAGGCACCAAAACTGCGGAAGGTGTGCAAACGGATCATTACCGGCTGTAGATTCTGTGGACGGTGTACATGTCAGTCCTGTGGAATCATCCGTTAAGGTTCCGATCATGGACGTACTCTTATCATATCTTGGTGTCGTTACGCCGTGAACTCTGGAATCAACCAGAACATTTCCGAACCATCTCTCCAGCATCTCCGCTTTCGTGAAAAGCTCCGGATTATATTGAATCTTCCACCATTCAGTAAAAAGGGCATCTACCTCCGCTTTGGAAGTAGCTGCCGCAACTTTCTCTTTATATTTCAGATCCATCTCTCCAGCAATCTGATCTCTGTGAACTTTGACCAGCAACTGCATGGTCGTGTCTCTGGGGATGTTGATTGTCTCGCTCATTTTCTGCCTCCTATGCACTTAAAATGATTGCGTCAAGTCCCTTGTCATCCGGGTTAATCTGGAACGCAATCGTGTTGACCTGGTTAATAAGTATCTCTGTAGCCTCTTTCGCCTTAGCAATGGCATCCGCAGTATTCGCCTGCCTGTCCTTCTCGTTCTGAATCCGGACTTTTTCACTGGCGGTTCTTGTCTGCTCCGCAGATGCTCTCTGAGTTTCTGCCTGGGATCTCGCCTGTTCTGCCTGGACTCTGGCAGTTTCAGCCTGTGACCTGGACTGCTCCGCTTTATTGGCATTCTCAGTAGCCGCATTAGCATTCCGAGCTGCCTGGCTTGCTGCCGAAGCCGCACCGTTCGCATTACCGGCTGCTGTAGATGCCAGACCGGCCGCCTGGTTTGCATCATTCGCTGCCTGGTTTGCTGCTGATACAGATTGCTGGATTGCAGAATCAATCTGTTTTGCAGAATCAACGACTTTCTGCAAGGCTGCCTGCTGGGTCTTGCTGGCCTCTGTAGCTTTCTCGGTTGCTGTCTGCTGATTCTTACTGTCTGATGTAGCCTTTTCCGTAGCTGTCTGCTGGGTCTTTCCGGCTGCGGTAGCTTTCTCATTTGCTTCCTGCTGAGATTTGCCATTTGCAATAGCATTCGCTAGATTCTGCAATGCAGTCTGGACTTCCTCAGTTTTCGTATTGATTGAGTCTACCTGCTGTTTCATAGTAGCCGCAGACCGGTTGACCAACTCTTTGATGTCATTGTAGCTTTCATTCTCCTCATGGATTTTCTGCATACAGCTAATGAAAGCTCCTCGCACCTCTTCTCCATAGACCGCATTTCTAAGCTGATCTATTTCCTGGGAAATATCTGCCATTTACTCCACCTCCTTGATAGTAGGCTCCTCTCTTGCGACATTCTCTTCTGCAACATCCTCTTCTGACATATCCGGATTTTCTTCCGGATTTTCAAATGCCAGTATCAACCCCTCTTTCTCTTTCTCAAAGGATTCCTGCATTTCCTTAACTTCTGTCTCGTAATATGTTTTCAATTCCTCTTCATATCTGGCAGTTTCATCCGCCAGCTCATTTGAGGCATTTGTCCGGATCTCAGCCAGAACCGCACTCAAAATACCCTCTGTCATGAAAATAGGCAGCCCGTAAGCTGCCATAGTGTTTCCGACCTGTCTTGTAATCGCCTGCTTTGCATCAGCATAAATGACACTAAACGGTCTGACCGGTTTCTTCTTTTCTTCCATCTTTTTCTACCTCCTGTTCTCTTTTGATGGTTCCTACAGCTACACTGTTTTTCGCTACCTTTTCCGGTGCGTCTCCTCTCGGAAAAATAATTTCCATCTTCTTGCCTCCTTCTTAGTTCCAGTAACCTACTATGATTCCGTTGTAAACTCTGAGATGTGAATACGTCCAACTGTTACCGTTGTTCGTGATCTCACATACAATCGGTATTGCCCCGCTAAATGCGGTATATCCTCCAGCAGAAATCGAACCTATCTTGAAGTTCTTCAGCGTGTACCAGTTTCCAATCAGATTGCAACCCATATTCACGCCATACTCATCGTAAATAGAGTTCGCACGGCTGAAACATAACATTGTCGTGTATGAGCTGGCCGATGCGCTGGCTTTCTGAGCGAACGCCATGTACTTTCCCTGTGGTTCCAAGTCGAACACCAGCCCCTTATGAGAATTGTTCTGAGCCCACTGGTTTGTGCCAATACGTCCGACATAATAACCATCCCGATAGAAATGGTTTCCGCTTTCATCGAATACCGCTCGCTTCTTTGACGTAGACACGCCATAATCATAAATGGCTATCTCTCCCGCGCTAATCTGCACATACTTACTGCTGTTGTTGAATGCCGTAATTACTCTGTCATAATACTGAGTAACATATGAACCAAAATCTCCTTTGCTTACCTTGCTGATAATATTATCGGCATTGACTTTGATAGATGCCTTCAGATCTTCCTCGCCTTTTGTTGCTCTCTTGACCTCTGCCTCGATGGAATCTTTCAGCACACTCAACTGGCTTTCTGAGTATGCGGATATATAACCAAGGATTTCAACATCCGTGATATATACAGTTGTATCCGCCACATAGTTATAAAAGTATGTGTGAAAATACGATGGTGTAGCTTCGGCTGTAAATTCAAACTGTTTCCATCCACTTCCAAGTTCTCCGGCAGTCGTAAGAAATGCTTTTCCGTCAATCGTGACTCGTATCCGTGCTTTTCCGGAATCTTCCGTATCACAAGCAGCTTTGAACCTTACAGTCACTTTCCCTTTTTTTGCCCACGGTCTCTGATACCATGAGAGGCTATAGGTCGAAGTATTATTCTCTATCTTCGCACAGCTTTTCCCAGAAAAGGTAGTCTGCGTTATTTGTGCAGCACTACTTCTATTCCATCCGGTAAACTTATCAGTGCTATCCGAAAAATTCCCATTGCTGCAATAATTGTGCAATGAGTTTTCGTATACTTCGGACACAGTTGCAGATACTTTCCCGACTTCGACATCCAGTCTTGCATCGATATCGTCCAACAGTTCCTGCATATCCCTCAAACACCGGATATCCGTTACATACAATACGCTTCCGGAATATCCGTATACCGTCACAGCTACAGACTTTACAGCTTTCGTAATCTTGACTTCTTTGCTGTATGCATGGTATTCGTCTGCGGAATATCCACTGAGATAAGCTGTGGACTTATTTTCGGCAAATCCATACTGGATATAAGACGGTCGGTACTTTGAACCTTCCGGATACGCCGCTTCGACAGCAATCTTATAATTGCCAGCCTCCAGAGTTCCCAGACTCTGTGTCAGCGTTACTGCTCCGGTTCCGGAAAATGTTAGCTTAAAGGCGTTCATGTTCAGAAACTCCGACTTCTCCACCTTGCAAATGCTGGTCGCTCCGGATATTGAGAACCTGGCCAGATCCAGTGTCTCCTGCTCTCCGCCGGTTATATAATTCTTTCTGGTAACTCTTTCCTTAACACTTCGTACAGACAGTTCAATGCGGTTCTCCATGTTGGAAATGGAATTTTCTATCTCTTCCCTTGCCACTCTTACCGTATTGTCTGCATACTCATTGGCTGCCGTTTCGCTTTCGGATATCTTCGTCTCCACGGATGTCCGATACCCGGCATCCAGGGATTCGGTCTTCACGGAATTTGCCAGTAGCATCTTACCGTTGATCTTTCCATCCATCGTCAGAGCCACACCGTCTATAGGTCCGTCATATCCCTGGCTGTAATGAGCAAAACCGCCAAGTCCCCATCTCCACAGGTTCTTGGCTTTGTTCTTATAATCCTTATCATCAGCAACAATGAACTCATTCGGAACATGCACTGCATATCCACTGGCTACCTGTTTGTTTATGAGGTCTTGTGCGCTTCTGAGAGCCTCCTGCAAGATTTCTGACTTGCTCGGCAAGGATTTTATCGTCTCTTCGATTTCTGCCGTATTCTGGCGATTTGACGAGGTGTACGACTTGACGCTTGTTTCATCGCCCAGCGTAACCGTATTATTCTTGAAGCTGGTAATGTATACCTTCTTCTTCGTCAACGGGAATTCCTTATCCAGACCGTTCGGTGTCGATACACACTGAATCTTGTTTCCAACCTCAAATTGCTGGAAGGAATCATCCGTGAGGTTCAGATCTATTGCTTTCACTTCCAAGACCATCTTCTCGAACTGAGCAGATTTCAGATATTCCTCTCCCTTTTTCTTGAGGTTTTCCGGAAGAGTCACATCGTCCCAGGTTACGGTCTTGTATATCTTTCCGTACTCCTTCACGGCGTTATCATCCGTGACATAATCAACGCCACCATTTACGCTCGCAATCGTTATCCTCTGTTCAGAGATAGCCTCAAGCGCCGGGTCCTGGTCTTCTTCATCCAGCTTCGCTCCCAACGGGATCACGCAGGTAACCAAATCAGAGGCATCCATATTCTTTGAAAAGTCCAGCAGATTCTTGCCGAACCGGATGCCTTGTGTATTTCTTGTGTAATAATCTTCATCCGACAGGTAATCCAAGATTCTCAGCCCGTCTTCATGCCGGATAACCAGATGTCCTCCAAGTCTGCTCGTCAGCTTATCCTTAAATGCCGTTCTGGTATCTTCGTAATTGGAATACCGGTACAGTGAATCATTAGAATCCTTTACCGTTACCCTGCCGACAACGAACTGCTTTCTCTCCTCTACCTGTGCATTATGAATATCTATCAAATCCTGCACATACGACTTGACCGAGATGTTGTGATAAACCTTTGGTCTCTGGATGCTGTCACACAAAAAGGCAAGCTCTCCTTCGACGAAGACTTTCTTTGTTCCAGAAAAATCTTCATCGTCATAGAGAACTCGCCCGTAAAACTCCGGCTCATCATCCCGGTAAATCACAATGTCTGTTGTCAGCTTCTTAACCTTGCCATAGTACGGGTGTGTCGGAAACACCTTGAAGGTTGCCGAGCCATTGACGTTGTCCCCAACCTCAAAATACGGATTTCCACCAACGGTCAGTGCTTTTACCCTGGCATCGTGAATTGTGTACTCCTTGCCGTCCACATAGGCTTTAATCGTATACATCTACAACATCCCTCCTCTGTGAATCAGCGTAACCTTGCCTGTCCCCTGGAAGTAAAGGTCATTCGCTCCCTTGTACAGAACAATGTCATACATGATATTCTCGCCGGTATATATCGTATAGGTCGAATTGCGATACCTTACCTTCATTTCTGCATTGGAAACAATTCTAAGTGTTTCGTTATGCACCCAACCGTCCAGTGTAACCTTCTGCCATCCAGAGCCGGAGCTGATCGTGATGTCTGAGGTGTTCCGGATAACGCCATTGATGAAACTGAACGTATCCCACTTCCAAGGCTCATCCGATGAATCCACGCTGATTTTATACGGCTCGCATTTGCAGCTTATAACAATCTCCGCTGTTACGTCATTATTCTTCTCTGTCTCAATCTCACACCTGCCGGTATAATAATAGCCCTTGTCGGTATCCAGGATGATTCTCTTTGAGATTCCCTGCAAGTCAGAAGCGATCTGGCTTAACAGACCGCTCCATCTTTCATAACTACAGTTTCTTGCCCCGAATGTGAATTTCAAGGTCCGCATCTCATATTTTACACCGCCGTTCTGGGCTTCTGAGAGGTCCAGGTCCCCGTTCATGCCGGGGACACTCACATACTCTGTCTTTGCTTTCGGTATGCCGATAACAATCTTCTTGAGTCTTAAGCCCCAGTCCCGGAACGAATGCGTTTCATCAAACGTAATGCCTACTCCCGACATGATTAACCTCCTCTCTTCTTGTGTGTATCAATTCTCGCCATGTTTTCATCGACAATCGGTGTTGTTGTATCTCCAACTTCCCTGCCGTCCAAATCTACATGAACGTGTGTCTCTCCGGTAATCTCTACCGTTGTGTCTCCACTCTCGAAGACACCCTGCTTCTCTTTCTCAACTTTGTATGTTGTGCTGACCTTCTTATCAACAGCAATCTTTCCTGTTTCCACATTAACCGCCGTCTGCATCCGTTTTCCGAGGTTTGCCATTTCATCGTCCATCTGCTGGTACAGGTCCGGCATCTCAGCTTCAATACCTACACCGATACCAGGTGGAATCCACTTACCGATTTCATCAGCAAATACTTTTGACGGAGAATGAATACCCAGTGCGCTCTTCGCACCATCAACAATTCCAGAGAAGAACGATGACACCTGTCTTCTGAACCAACCGGCGGCATTGCAAATTCCGTTCCATACACCCATTACAATGTTGTAGCCAACACTAGCCATCTGAGAAGGCAGATTTGCAACGCCATTTATAACAGCACTGCACAAATCAGATGCTGCCTGTCTTCCCTTTGCCACCATATCGGATCCCCACTGGATCACTTTCTGGATGGTGTTACTCAACCACGTCCAGATTTTTCCTGGTAACTGCGAGAAGAAATTAACGATTGTGTCTATCGTATTAGCTCCAACTTCTCTTGCTTTCTGTAGGATATTAGATCCCCAGGTCACAAATCTATTGAATGCGTCCGTCAGCCAGTTCCAAATTTTGCCAGGTAACTCAGAGAAGAATGTAACAATACTGTCTATGCAGTTGCTTGCCACCTCTCCGGCTTTCTGGAGCATCTGGCTTCCCCACTCAACAAATTTGTTGTAGGTATTTACCAGCCAATCCCATATTTTTCCTGGCAATTCAGAGAAAAACGTGGTGATATTGTCAATCATCTGAGGAACATTCGTAGCGATCCAGTTGATCACATTTGCTCCCCATTCAATCAGCGTACCGATCACAAATCCAATCGCATACCCGATTTTATATGGCAATTCCGTAAAGAACTGTACGATTGAATCAATAATCTGCGTTGTGACCTCTGATGCTGTCTCCAGCATAGAAGCTCCCCACTCGACAAAACTTTCTACCAGTGAGCTGATTGCGTCTATGATTTTTCCTGGCAATTCGGAGAACCACTCAATCACAGAGTCAATGAATTCACCTATGTTATCCAGGACACTAGAGCCCCACTCAGCGATAGCCGAACCAAGTTCGCTCAGCTTATCCGGTATGCTCTGGAAAAATTCTACGATCTGATCCCAGTGTTCCTTGATGACCACAACCGCCGTTGCAACCGCAGCTACAATTCCGGCAATCGCAGCAGCCACCAATGCAGGCACACCCAGAATAACCGCTCCGACAGCCGCCAGCGCAATGCCGACCACCATAAGAGCTTCTTTTACGGCACTGAAGCCGTTCACAAACATATCTACGAAATTGGTAACTGCGAGAATCGCTCCGGCAATAATAGAACCAATTCCGGCTATGGTAGAACCGAACTCTGCAAAGAATCCGATTACTTTCTGTACCGCTCCACCAATAGAACTGAAGATACCAGCAATCTTAGGGAACTCCAGCTCCAGGACTTCCATGAGTGAACCGGCTCCACCACTCCAGAGTGCGAATCCTTCTACGACTTTTCCGATGACTCCGGAAATTCCGCTAATTCCACCCTTTAATGTCTTCAGTATGGAGAATAGTGTGCTTAAAGGCTGAATAATACTTTGAGCAACGTTTAAAGCTGCGATAGAGCCAGCAATCACTCCGATTGCATAGCCAACAGCTTCCAGTGTATTCGGATCTGCTCCGTCAATCACGCTGAACAGTCCGGAAATCACATCAACAATTCCCTGGATAATGGTACTTGCCGAATCTATGAATCCGTTAAGAAATCCCTCGATCAGCGAAGACACGCCAGGAAACTCTGCACTCAGACCCTCGCAAAATCCAGCTACGAAATCTTTTGCAGCCTGGATGATAAGCGGTGTATTTTCCTGCGCCGCCTCGCCAATTTTGCCAAGCATTTCTCCAAATGACTGACCGATTTCCTCAGAGTGGTTACTCAGAGCCTGTAGAAATTCCGTAAACAAATAAATGCCGGCAGACCACATGTCACCGGCTACATTCATGATTGCTTTTACAAGTTCAGCAACTAAAGTTGCTCCTGCTTCGGCAAATTCTTCCTGATGCTCCATGATGGCATTTATAAATGTGCCTACCAGATTTTCCGCTACTCCGATCAGTGTCGGTGCGGCATCTACAGCCATCTTTGCCAACTCAGCGATAGAATTTCCGAACGCTTCAATCAGACCGTCAAATCCTTTTTCAGCCATGGCTTCGTTCATATCCTCAACCATGCTAGTTATGGCTTTGACCGTCTTTTTCATTGGTTCCTGTACTTCTTCATACAGGGCGATACCTACAGACTCTAATGCACTCTTGCAGAGCGTAATAGCTCCCTGCAGGTTATCGTTCATGGTGTCAGCCATTTCTTTAGCTGCACCGTCCGCATCGTAGATAGAATCCTCCAGCTTCTGGTAATCTTCATCTGATGCATTTACAATGGCAAGCAATCCACTCATTGCTTCTTGTCCACCAAGAGCTGATGCCATCTGTGCTTTCTGCGCCTCTGTCAGTCCGGCAAATCCGGAACGAAGGTCTTTCATAACCTCTTTCAGAGACTTCATGGAGCCATCACTGTTCGTCAGAGATACTCCAAGCTGATCCATAGCTGCCTTTACTTCATCGGTCGGCTTAGCCATTCGGCTAAAGATAGACCTCAGAGACGTACCAGCCTGGCTTGCTTTGATACCGGAGTTTGCCATCAAGCCGATTGCTGTAGCACAGTCTTCAACACTGAATCCTAAAGCCCCAGCCACAGGTGCCACATATTTAAACGTCTCACCCATCATTCCTACGTTCGTGTTGGAATTGGATGCTGCCTTTGCAAGTACGTCTGCAAAGTGTGTGGCGTTGGACACCTCTTTCGTGTATCCGTCCTTGATGATCGTTGTTGTTCCGTCAGCCGCCAATCCAAAGGCGGTCATAGCATCGGTGACAATATCACTGGTAGTTGCCAGGTCTTCTCCAGATGCCGCAGCCAGGTTCATGATACCTTCGATACTGTTCAACATATCTCCGGTCTTCCAGCCAGCCATTGCCATATACTGGAACGCTTCAGCACTTTCGGTAGCTGAGAACTTCGTCTTGGCTCCCATCTCTTTTGCTTTTTCTGCGAGTTGCTGAATTTCTGTAGCAGAAGCTCCGGAAATGGATTGAACCTTACTCATTCCGGCTTCAAAGTCAGAACCGACCTTGATTGCAGCCGCACCAATACCAGCAACTGCTGATGCAGCACCTCCGATGACTGCTGTAGTAGCTTTGATTGCGCTACTTGCAAGTCCAGATAATTTACTCAGTCCGGCTTGGAATCCGGAACTATCTATGCTGGTGTCAAATTTCAGCGTACCATCATAGCCCATGTTCTCACCTCAATTCTTCGGCTCAATCATCGGCTCATAATGGCACTACTTGATTTGTTTTCCGTCTTTGATTTTTAATTCAAAACGGGCATGACAATTTCTCCCTTTACAGGAGACCATCACGCCCGAACACTCCGCCGTCTCTTCAAAAAACAACGGCATTTTATATTTACACTCCGGGCATTCCACCCGTATCATTTTCTTCTTTACATCTTCAATAGCCAGTCACCTCCTACAGCAGTCCCGTAAGGTCCCCACCATTCATAAGGGCTTCTGCTATTGCATCTACTTTTTCTTCCTCGTCAGCAGGTAACGGAAGAGCATACAGCTCTTTCTTCCTGCGGTAGAAATCTCTCTGCTCTTTTGTCATATTCGCATTGATATCCACACTCCGGTATTCCATAATTTTACAGAACTCCAAGTCAGAGGATAGTGTTCTCAGCAAGGTCTTGAACTTCCACCAATGCAGATACTTAATATCCTGCAGGTCAATGTGATATTGGGTCAGAAATGCTGAATAGATATAGTCATCGTCATGCTCAAAAGAATAGATCCTCTGAACTTCTGAAGCTCCTTCTACCGAACCAGCTCTCTTCTCTCTCCACCTCTTGCCACAGGCGTAGAACCACAGCAGTTCATCTACCGCCGCTTCCAGATTATCCGGAATAACTGGATAAGCCAGTTTCAGTCCTTGCATTGCTTTTTCCGAATCCGAAAGCTCCGAATCCTGCATCAGCATCTCAAACAAAATAAAGGTGCGGAAATTTGATTCTATCTCATACTCCACACCTTCAATTTCTACTGTTTCCGGAAGATAGTCTATAAGCATGTTGCAGTCGTGGTTCATGAATTATCACGACCATCCGCATTGCCGATCTGTGTCACTGTTGCTCTGTTCTTGCCATGCTTATTTTTCTTATCGTCCTGTCTTCTCTGGGCCCGGTTCATATTGTACTTGTTAGTAAGTGCAGTAGCCTGGCCTTTCATCTTGTTAGCCTCAGAAGAAACAATTCCAAATGCATCCATGCAAACCAACAGATTATCCTTGCCCTTGAACAGTTTTTCGGATGTTCCTTCTCCAAATATTTCATCGAAGAAGTCTTTCACGATTCCGCACGTTTCCCGAATGCCTTCTGCATTTGACAACTCCGTATGTTTCTTAGCTTCCTTTGATCTTTCCACTACCTTGTCAAGAGACTTCTCGTATACTTCCATCGTGTCTGCATCGAACAGATCTAATTCTAATTCCTGTCCACAAATCTTTAACATGCTCATATTACTTTACCTCCAAATTCTAAGCCGTAGCTTCTTCAAATGTCTGTGTCTTTGTGTTGAAATATCCGTCAACCGGATCTCCTATTGCATTGAGGTTTCCACTCATGCTCTGTTTCTTTTCTCCGGATACTCCGCTCAGCTCTGCGGATACCAGGAACTTTCTGGCTGCAAATGTGTTTTCAACTGGTGCAGAAGCACTCATCTTCTGATCCCAGAGTTCTACACGGCAGTATTCAAACTCTGCATCGCTTCCTGTCAAATGGTTTCTGCCGACATGGTACAGTGCGTTGACTGCATCCTGGTCCTTGATAAGTCGTGCCTCAAACGGAAATACCGATGTGTAAGACACGACAGATGAAGACGAAGATGCTTCGCTTACATACTTCTCAGATTCACTCTCTGCACCGAATGTTTCATCCAGAGTTGTGAATCCAACTCCCATCAGCACCCACTTTGCTTTCTCAGACGTTCCAATATTCAGAAAGTCCGCAAACTGGTGTCTCTGCACCACATCTCTTTTGCTGTTGGTATTCTCTGCCATTGTTTCATGCCTCCTTAAAATACAATAATCGCAAGGAAATCTGATACCTTGCATTCTTCATAGCTCCATCATAGATATGTCCCGGCGAAAGTACTTCTATCTCCTCAGCACTCATTCCTTCTGGAAGCTCCGGAAGGTTACCGATAAGGCTCTGCTCTTCCACCCACTCGGCAAGCTCTTCATAAAATGTGCTGTTGTCAATATTCTGAAGCCGATCCATGCTGTAAAATTCTCTGGATCCGAACTGAAACTGAAACTGCCGCTCAGAACTGCCGTCCACATATCTTTCAATAATCGGGTCAGATATCCCCGTTTCTATGGTATATTCCACCGGCTCTGTTCCCAGGGCATCTACCCGGAATACACCATCTTTCAGTAACGGGCAGTTCAGAAAATAATCTGATACGCCCTGTATAATACTTTTCGTTGCCATGCGACCTCCTAGATTTTATCCGCTCCACGCAAAATATCTTCTTTTTCAGCCACTTTCATTCTCTCAAACCAATGCGCTCCACGGTTCGCATCATACGGTCTGGTGTCAGATGTTCCGTAATACTGATAGGCAGCATACGGGGCGATATAATCTACCTCGCCACTGCCTACATCCGTTCCCAGCTTGCCGGATTTCTCCAGCATACCGGTTCGCAACGGAACCCTGGGACTGCACCGTCTTAAAACCTCGGAATCTACAAACATCTGCTTTCTGCTGAACTGAGCGTTCCTCTTCGCCGCAAAGTCCGGATTCCAGGTCAGCTCTGCTTTGTTCTTCCCGTTGCTCACGATGGAACCCTGCGGAGCCGTTATCTTTTTCAGTGACATTAAGCTCCTCCTATTCTCCAGTGCTTTGTCCGGTCGGTTCCTCTGACTGTGTTATCCGCATACTCTGTGATCGTAATGAAACTCTCATCATACTTCCGCAGTTTTGCCAGGTCTTCGATAGCTTCTTTCAGAATCACACCGCTCCGGAAACTGAACGTGTCAAACTGCCATTGCTCTGCTGTTACATACTCGCCCTGCATGATATAAGCATTCTTCTGGATCGTCCAGTAACGTTCTGCCTCTTCATCCGACAGCTTTTTATATTCTTCTTCGCTTATATACTGCTTTCCACCTTCCGTAATTGCATTGAACGGTATTCTGACCACGCATTTCGTAGTCGCTTTACGGTTATTATCCGAAACCGACTGTCCTTCTGTCCTGTACCAAGAAACTCCCAGGATTCTGGTGGCATAGAACTTTTCCCGGCGGTCTGCTCCGACCCTCAAGTTGAAGATCGTCACATCACTGTTTGTCGTCATACTCTTTCACCCACCCTCTATACAGAAGTCCGGTGTTGGCCAGGTATGACCGAACAGCTCTGTACATTTCATTGCGCAAAACAGTGTCGTTTACAGCATCGGCATAGCTGATAGAATATCCATCGTTTGATTCAGACTTCACAACGGCCTCTCTTTTTTCGTTCTGCACTGCTACCATGTCAGCCACGCAACAAATTGCATCCCGGATAGAATCGGTAATTGAGACGAGCGTTGCAATCCTACCAAACGTAACCTGTTCCACAAACGCTTCTGAGATTTTCTCCATTCTCTTGAAGTCTCGCTCATTCTTAATCTGAACACCGCCATAATCATTCCTGTAGTACTTGAAATCTGCATACAGCTTTCTTACGTCCTCGTGGACCATCAAAACACCCCTTTCCGATAAATTGGTAGGCTACAAAGAAAAATCAGCTATTCGCCGGATTTACGTCTTCCTGCGTAGCTGATTCTTTTTTACTGGTCTTCTTTTCTTTCGGAGGATTTTTGACCTCTCCGTCTTTTGCTCCCAGATTTTCAAGCGAATAGCCCATACTCTTGTAGTAGGCAGCTTTCCTTTCGGGAATCCGGCAGGAACTCCCGCCTTTCGTTGCTAAATACATAGGCTACCTCCTACTCTGCTTTCTTTGTTGCCTTTGAGGTTGTCTTCTTTCCGGAATCTGTTGCTTCGGGTGCAGCTTCTCCGATTGTAGCCTGCGCTTTAAGCGCTGCTTTCAGATCTTCGTTCTCTTTCTGAAGCTCAACGATCTTCTTGTCTGCATTCTCTGCATACAGGGTAGCCTCTTCCAGTTTGGCTTTCAGTTCATCGTTCTCCTTTTTGAGCTTTTCGGCAGTTGCCTTGATGTTTTCCGGCTCGAACAGTATATTGTCATTCTCATCCCGGATAATGTAGCCCATCTTCTTGTACTCATCGAATTTCTCATCCGGGATTCTGAGAACTCTGTTCTTTTTCTCAACTTTATACATATGGTTTCTCCCTTCAAAAATTGGCTCCATGCACACACACAGAGCCAGTAATCAGTTTCTCTTATGCGTTCACATGGAAATCAATAGCGTCCATCTTGTGAGGCAGGATAAATACATCCTCGAAAGACTCCTCGAAGTAGTCATATTTACCCTGGGAACCTGCGGACGGCGGGTCGAGCTGAGCGAACTCGTAGGAAATCGGTGTGATTACCGCCATTGGATGTACCAGAACCATATTGATCTGCTTCGCTGTGGAATCCACTTTCCAACCCTCGGTAAAGTCATACTTCGTCTGCATCATGTCACTCGGTACGCTCTCCGGAATCTTCACATCATCAATAGAGTTAATAGCTCTCTTGATTGCATCAGAACGGCTGCCGACATCAACGGTTCTGTAAATCTGCTTCGCATTGTTGATGAGCGTTCTGACATCCGGTGTCACATACAGGATTCTTCCGGCTCTCGGAACTCTCTTGTTATCCATGTCCTTCATCATCTCATCAAAGACGGTCAGTACGTTCTCCTCTGTCAGTGCCTCGCTGTGGGGCGTCTTCGCTCCGTCAGTGGTCCAGTCTGCATACAGTTTGGAAATACAGTAAGCATTCATTTCCGGGAACTTCTGCTCCTCGTTGTAAACCTTCGTGATATTTCCAATTGCCACTACACCCTTGGTCTCGGCAATATCTCTCGGATGCACCAGTGTCTGCCACTGTCTGTGGTTCTCCAGAGTCAGCGGTTTCCACTCGTTGTTATAGTTACGCTTTCTGGTCCCGATGGTATCTCTATCTCCATCGGTACGGCCAGTTGTGGAAATTGTCGGCACCTCGATAACTCTAGAATTTACCCAACGGAATCTTCCGTTATTCGGTGTCGCAAATAAATCTCCAAAATACAGGACATACGGAAACATCTGCTCCAGTGTCTGTAAATACTCGGTTGCATAATTTAATTTCGCCATTTTATTCTCCTCCTGTTAGTTTTTGTCTGGCTGTCTGATTAAGTTGAACCCGAACGGATTAAACGGTGTTTCTTTGCCTTTGACTCCTTCGCCTCCGGCTCCGCCAGTTCCGCCAACTCCTCTTGCAAAGAACGGCTTTCCTTTCTCATCCTCATGGGAATCGTCTTCCGGATCGTTATCATCTTCGATAACAAAAGCTCCCTTGTAGTCGTCATTCTCCATAAGGGACTTCATAAACTCATCGCCTCCCAGGAACTTTCCGTCTTCCAGGGTAAAGTTCTTCTTTTCAAACTCTGCTCTTACACCGTTTTCAGCAGGCTTGCTCGAGAACTTATAACCACCCATGAACATATCTAGTGCATGAGTACGCTCCTGGGCTGCAAGCTGTGCGGTCAGCTTCTGTGTTTCCTGGGTGTACTTCGTCTCCCAGTCCTTTGCAGACTGCTTAATGCCGTCAATATCCATGTCCTTGTAGGACTGGATCGTTGTATTGGCATCTGACAACTGCTGCTTTACTCCGTCCAGCTCTGTAATCTTGGCATCTAGTTTCTCCTTCGACACATAGCCTCCGGCTTTCACATCTACTACCTGGATTTTCTTATCGGCATCAATTGCCGCCTCCAGTTCTGCATAGTTCATAGCCTTAGGCTCTTCGCCGTCCTTCGGGGTTCCAAAAAGTTTCTTCAAAAATTCGTAAGCCATTTCACTTACCTTCCTTTCTTCGTTTCGCTGATTTCGTTTAGATTCCGGTTCACTCCGGCACTGCTATCGTGCATTTATATCTCCGCACGCAAGAGAAGGAGACAGTTTATATGCCATATCACAGGGCAAAAAACAACAGCCAGACGTTCCACCAACGGACCGGCTGACTGTTAATTGTTTTCGTGGTCTTAAAGGGTGTCTACGAACTTCTGAGAGTTCCCAGGACACGTTTTAAGTGCTTCAATGGTAAATTGTAAGGGTTAATAAGTTACGACCCTATACGGGGCAAATACCATTTAACCCATGGATGGGAGATAGCAGGATCACCTCCTTCCTACTCCGCTGTGTAGTCTTCGATAACTGGAATACCGTACTCAATAGCACATGTATTCTCGATTTTGCATCCTCTGGCCTCCTGCCAGCCTTTAGTAAAGTAGGCGATGTCCGCACCGGCCAAAAGCTCCAGGGATTTTCCTAAAAACCAAAGGGGCTTTGCATCCACCGGGGCTTCCTGGAAAAAGGAATCAATGACCTCTACTGGCTCTCCAATCTTTTCCTCTGCACTCTTAATGGCTTTCTTGCGTTCTGTCAAAATATCCTCATCGGATTTTCCTTTCATCGGCTGAGAAATAAACAGTTTCTTCATAGTCTTGTTACCTCCTTATTTTGCTTTCTTATTCGCCCATACAGCTTTTCCACTGACTGAGCGGTTAAATGATACCAAGTTACCGTTGCCGTCATATACGGCTGATACCTGCGTTCTGGCAGTATCTACGCTTCGTCCGGTTTGCTTACAGAAATCCTTCATCTGTGATTCCTTCTCTTTCAGCTTCACAGATTCTTTCTGGAACTCCTCCCTGAAATACGCTCTATCGGCTTCTGACTGAACCGTCTGGATATACGAATCATAGGCGGCCAGGATTCTCTTGTACTCCCTAACTGCCCTTTCATACTCCCGTTGTTTCTGCATACACTCATACTCCGTAAGAAGGTTCCCTGCAAACGAATACTTCGGTCTGCTGTAATCCTCAAGATCATCTTTCGTGTATGCCGGTTTTGAAACTCCCGGCCAGTACGGATAGAAGCTATGCCTGCAATTCCAACCGCACAAACCGGCTCCTGTTCCATATCCGGTTGCCTCGTAGAAGTTCTCATACCCCGGAGATGTGCCCTCAATCTTGAACACCTTGCCCTGCCAGACTGAGTGTGAGGGTCTGGCTCCTGCATGAGCTGTTGTCTCGTAATACTCAGCTCCAAGCTCCGAAGCATACAACTCCGTCAGCTTTCCTGCTGTCTGATTTACTCCGGTTAGCAGAGCAGTTCTGATTGCCGTATCCAGCTTTGAGATATACCCACTGTCATACATGACCGATGTTCCTTTGACTGCCGCATCCCGGATAGCCTGTCTGATTGCCTCCTGGTATGAAAAAGCACCAGACGTAACCTTCATATAGGCTGCGTTCAGTGCCTGCATATACTCCTGCTGTGTGGCTATCGCCGTTGTCAGCGTAAGGTTCCCTATCTCTCCCCTGCACTTCTCGGCGGCAGCCTCCATGGTCCTCTGCATCGCTCCAGAAAGAACAATATCCGAGGTTTTTAGCTTTCCGGCCTGCAATAGCGTCTTTGCATCCTGCAACATCCCGGTCAAGCCTGCATCCCGGAATAACCGCAATATTTCTGTATCGGATTTTCCAGTCAGAACCCCGACCTCCCGGATTACATCATTCATCAATGCTCCGGACTGCTTTGCCTGCTTCAACTGCCACTCGGCTGTTGGTGTGATTCTTCCGGTCTTCGCTATTCTTCGTGCCACGTCTCGGATGATCTGCTCATTCAGCACATCGCACATTCCAAGATACCCGGAAGAAAAGCTATTCAATATTCCGGTGTCAGCACTGCTCACACCCCCTATTCTTCCGTAGGGAATCTGGCTACCGGCTCCGGCATCATGTTCTTTGCCTCTTCCTCCGAGCATCCGAAATACCACGCAAGAAACGCCTCTGTTTTCAGCTTTCCGGCAACCACCATGGACCATCTACGCTGATACTCAGCTTCTGTGTCTTCCAGAACTCCATCGCCCCAGTTGCAGTTCAGCTCCGTTTCTCCGTCTGGAACCATATCATAAAGCAACGCCAGAACTCTCATGGCGTATATGATTTTCTCAAATCCCTTATGCCATGCGTCCTGCATCGCCGTTACCGTATGGTATGACCTCTGCTTTGATACCCGGATTTCGTATGCCGTCTTCTCAATGTCCGTTGGTTCAGACAGTGTGCCGTAGGCAAGACCAACCAGGAACTCTATTTTCATTAGCAGCTTATTCAGTCCCTGGAACAACGCTTCGTAGCGAATCTGCGGTGCATACTCTTTCAGCAGCCCCTTGTTAGTTCCATCCGCATTGTCGAAGTCAAATGTCTTAAACATCCTTTCCTGTCCTGTCGGAAGAACCGGCTTTCCATGCTTATCTGTCTGGAACAACTCAGAATCGCCCAGGATAGCAGCTTCTGTTGCTTTATACTCCCACAATACACGCCCGTACTGAATGTCAGCTTGTTCTATTATCTCTGTAGCTCTGGAGAACACTGATACCCCCAATGGCGAATCCGTATCGATATTGTTTGCCTTTGGTACTTTGATGTACGCAAAAAGTGGCTTGTCGATGTTACCGATAATTACCGGCTCTTCCGACAAGCCCGCCCATTCATCCACCTCAGACAGTGGTACTTCTTTCCGGAATCTATCCCTCACAGCATAGGTCCCATCATCGTTGTACTGGTAAATCTCCTCAGATTTGAATGCCTTGTTGATGATCGTATAGGTCATTCCCGTAAGCTCATGGTATTCAAGCCGGGTATACAGGTAATCTCCTATCTTCTTTCCTTCCACGAACACCGCCGCCGTTATCTCTCCCTTGTTATTGAACGCACAGGGGAAGAAATCCACCGCTTTCACAAAATCCAGCTCGATTGCCGTTGGCTTTCCGTTTTCGTCTATGTTCGTCACGAACGGCTTCACTACAATAGCCCCATCTGCGCAGTACATCTCAACAAATTTGTTCAAGTCCGTAAGCTGGTCTTTCAACTGTTCATTGATGAAAGCAGCCATCGGACTGCCAGTTACCTCCATGCTGAACTCCGTTAGTATCAGCCTGGCAAATTCCTCCGAGATCGCTGCCGGCAGATTCAGAGGAATCACATTGTCTTCTCCACCTCTCCAGGGCGGTTCATTCTTGTACATGTTGTGCCACAGCTCTATGGCATTCTGCATTACTCCGGATTCGCATATATCAACGCCCAGGGCTTTTTCCACACTGTTATTCGGCACCAATCTTCTCAACACCTTTCTCAATATATTTGCAATTCTCAATCAGTTCACCCCGTCTTCTTAATGAATTTCTTTATCCTCTTCTCGAAGCTGTACTCCATCGCATCCAGGGAGTCGATGTCGCTGGTTCCATCGTCCAGACGTTCCAGTTCCATGTTCTTCGGATTCCAGACTGCCATGCTGATAGCTTCGAGAACACTTTCACAATCTGGTGTAAAGAACACACGCCCGGTTGCTGAGAGCGTGGTCATTGTAAAGATACGGTCTGTAATCTTGCACTTGGCAGCATTCGTGACATTGATATTTCCCAGTTCCGCCTCAATCATAGCTTTCTGCAGGCCTCGTTTCAGCACCAGTTCCGCAGAATCGCAGTACACATTCGTAATGAATCCGTACCGGTCCAATATCTTCTCAACGAATTTCATAAACATCCGGTTCAAATCATCGGGGTCTGTTCCGTCTGCATCGTGCCATTCAGAGGACAGCACATACAGTTTCTCATATCCCTGGGTAATTCCAGACGCAACAAAAGCGTGGCCGGAGCCGTTACCTCCGAAGTCCACGCCTATATTCAGCTCTATGAACTCTCCACGTTTCGCCATGTCAATCGTCTCTTCCAACGGCACGATGTACTCATCGTCCTCCGCCGCTATGGAAGTTGCCAGCTTAACGTATATCAGGCCTTCCGCAATACTTCTCTTACCTTCAATATCTCGGATGTACCAGATGCTGTCCTTGTCATACTGGCTGACAATCTCAGCTATTCTCTGCTTCGGGATGTTGATATTCTCGAAGATATTGAAATGCTCGTAATTGTAACCACCCAGAAGCTCTCCCTTGGCCGCTTTCTCAGCGTATTTGTCAATGTAATCAACGTATATCGCTGCCTTAGGATGGTCTGGGTTCAAGTCCCAGAAGATTTTTCTGTTCTTGGCTGCCAGTTGTCGGTTGAATGCCTCTTTGATGGTGTTGTCATGATGCAGGTTGATCTCGGTTGCAATCCACATACCATATGAGTTACCTCGGATTTTCTTGTAACTATCGGACGCTGCACCTCCAGCGAAGATTACAATCTTGTCTTTGTACCCCGTATCCGGGCCATTTATCAGCAGGCAGTCATTCCCTTTGTACTGAGTCCACCTGCACTGCCCACGAAATATATACTCAAGACCGAACCCATTAGCATCTCCAATGTTCAGCTTAGCATTCGCCATAGTCGAACCAGTCGCCAGGTGGATTCTATCCTTCGTCGTTTTTAATTCGTGAGCAAATGCGAAAACATTATCTACCGTCTTACCGGAACGAACAGCACCTTCCAGGATATTGTAGGTACTGTTCGCACAATTTTTGATATACCGCTTGTGCTTGTCGCTGAAATTGAACCCTATACGCTTGCGCCTGTTGACCTTGACATACGGGTTGGATAAGCCCTTATTCTTCGCCGCCATAAATGTCGGCTTCGATACCCTCCATGTCTTCTATCTCGTAAAGACCAATTTCCTGCTTATCTCTCCAGATGTCCGGCCTACGATTCTTCAACCAGAAACAGCACGCTCCTACGTCCGGTATGATGTCCTCTTCGGTCTCAACCGTCTCTATCTTCGCAGGCTTGGTATTACCGTCTTTGTCCATCTCAATAATTTTCCGGGTTACTTTCGTTTTCTTCTTACTTCCTTTTGCTCGCTTATACAGACTCAGTTCGACTTCTGCATCTGCATACTCTTTTCCGGCGGCCAGAGCCTCTGCAAACTCCGGGTAATCCTTTTTCCAACGGTTGATTGTCCTCGGAGATACCTCGAATGCGTCAGCTAAATCCTCATCCGTACCGCCTCTCATGCACAATACCTTGGCAATTTTTACAAATCTCTCATCATACTTCTGCTTTGCCGCCATTCAACCACCTACTTCCCTGCCAGGTAGTCAGCCGCCCAGTATTCAATCATCTGCCATTTATTCTTACTGGTAATCGTGCCGTCCTTCTCTGCTTTTTTCAGAGCTTTTTTGATTACTTCTGCCGATTCTACCGGAATGGCAGCACTGCCAAATACTTTCGCAAGGTACGTCCAGTCCATGTCCAGGTCAAAACCGGCATCGTCCATTTTCTCATTTGCAGCGTCAATCATGGAGTGGACCGCCGCCCCTACGTTCCGGATATCCGTAAACTGCTGGTACTTATCCAGTGTCTCTACGAACTTTTCACACTGCTCATAGGAGGCAACACCAATAATCTCCGCACAGCTACCGTTCAGATTCTTCATCAGTGCATCCAAGTCTCTGATCTGGTTCGGAAGGAACGCAAACGCAATGGTCTTGAAATCAAACTGAACCGCCGGAGTATTCAGCTTATCAAACTGCTCCAACGGTTCTTCCAGAATCTCTTTCCCAATATAGCTCTCCATCATATCATCGACGTTATCCATCAGCTTCACAATCTCTCTCAGCGTACTCTCATCATCAAATCCGGAGATTGCATTGTGAGCCAACTGCTTAGAAGCTGCCTTGCTTCGGGTCAGTCCGCTCTTATCCAGGATAACGATAATCTCTTTCAGTCCAGCCTCTCTTGCACTCTTTACTCTGTGATGCCCTGAAATAATCTCCAGCTTCTCTCCTATCAGTGCAATCAGAGGTAAACTCTCCAACTGCCCTCTGTTTTTGATGTTCGCTGTGAGCTGGTCCTGCATCTCATTTTTCATTATCCTAGCATTGATGTCCTGCTCCTTAAGCTCGGCTAACTGCACCTTCGCAATGTACAGCTCCGTACCCATGTCATAAATTATTTCATATTTTGCTTTCTGCTCTTCTGCCACTGTCTTTCCCTCCTTAACCATTCTTCCAATGTTTCCTGCTCTGTTCGGTCAGTCAGCTCCGCTTCGTATGTCAGCTTGAAACCGTTGCTCTTATCCTTCTGCCGGTTTACCAGCTTCATAATGCCCCGGACTTCTTTGTTCTCCGGATACTTCGTCAGCATGGCGGTCCGGACTTTCGTTACCTTCTCACGTTCCAGATCGTCCAGGAGCGTTTCTGTGAAGCAATGATTCTGTGCCAACATATACAGTAGTCTACCGAGCCGATACGTGGTGTGTGGGACCTTCATAACGTACCAGATGAAGAGTGATGTGGCTTGCATCTTTGAAATCCCAAATACGCCCGATACCATCCCGTCAATCAGAACAGCTCTATTGAACGTAGCCGATGAACCAACAAAATTATGCGTCCATAGCTGTCTGTAATACTGTGCCTCTGCTGCCTTAATGGAGATGATCTGTACCTTGCTTTTCTCCGTTATCTCGTAATCTCTCGGCAACATACTACAGGCAATCGGTGCCAGCTTACTTTCGGAAGGTCTTTTGATTTTTCTTCCCTCTGCCAGTGCTGCCGCTTCTTCTCCTCTGTTCGAGGTAATGTAGCTGTTCAAATCTGCTCTCGTACCGGCTCTTGCAAATATGGGCTCTCCTACAGCCTCTCCGGTTCTTTTTTCCTGGTAGCAAACAACCAGCGCATTCGCATTCATGCACCGGTCAAACAACTCAACGTGTCCTGTTTCCGGGTCGAACAGCTTATACTCGGGTTCCTTCCAGGTCATTTTCCCCTGCGTGTCATAGAACTTCTCATAGCCGGAGAAGTAGGTCGGCGGATTGGCAATAACCAGCGTGTGGGGATCGTCAAGCACCTCGTCCAGATGGTCCCACATATCCAACGGTCGGTATGTCATACCGTACATTTCCTTCTTGATGTTCTCTAAACTCTGCCGGATATGCTCAATGTGTTCCTCTCTTCTGTCTCTCAAATCTTTCAGCAGATTAAAGAAATACTCGTTACCGGCTGTCTTCGATGTTCTAAGATACATCTGAGCATACAAGGCAACCGCCGGGTCCAACAGCTCCTCATCAGAAAAGCTCTGGGCGTGTATCTCCAGTTCGTCAAGCGGCTTGCCCGTAATGGCATACCCCATAACCGAACTCATCATAGACACATCGCTTGTCTCGATCTGCTCCGGCTTATACCCATTCTGGATTGCCAGATTGCTCATGGCGAATGTTCCGGCACATGGCTCTACGAACCTCGTATACCCGTTCTTCGCAGCATTCTTTATCAGATTTACCAAGTATCTCTGCTCCACCGTACCCAAGCATCCCAAGAACATCTCTCCTGGGTCTCTGAAAAATGTCATTGCTTATCAACTCTCCCTTCTCTCGTTGCATTAAAAAGGCACCGTACCCTTTCGGATGCGATGCCGTTGTTTTTGGACCGGAGCCCTGCGATGAACAGGGTCTCAACTATGGAATAGTTGCGTGCTGCCTACACCAGCTCCGGATATTATATTAAAGCGCCCATACCAAACAGACTCATTTGCTGGTAGCCATCATCCGGCTTCGTCTGCACTTCGGGCTTCTTACTTGCTGTTGCCACTTTCTTTCCCTTCGGGGGGTTCGGGTCTGGAAGTTCTTCGATAATCTCTCCTGTGTTCTCTGCCCACCACTCAGCAAAAACAGTTCTGTGACACCAATCTTCCGGGATTCTCACATCCTCGTAGCACAGGAGGACTAAATCCTTTCCCTGCTCTGCTGCGTCACGTTCCATCTTCATAACCATACTGATGATTCTGTCTTCGCCTATGCCGTTCAGCTTCTCGTAATAGGCTTTCTTAAAATCTTCCAAGTTCATTCTCAGCATATACCCTTTCGGTGCCAGTGAATAACACTGGTTCTCTAGTCTGTACGCCAGTTTGAATTTCGGCGTCCCGATGCTGATTCCTACACAATAATATTTGCCATCTGCAAGCTCTTTGTTGCTATATCTGCTCGTATAAATTCCCATTGTCCGTCTGCTCCTTTTCCCTTGAAAAACTGTTGTTTTCCATACTTTAATTATACCAGATTACCTACCTAAGTACAGGGAATACAAGCTGTTTACCGTTTTTTAAGAATCCCTTCCTCCGGCTTTGCGGTCCAAAGACCGCTCAGCCATCAGAGAAGGAAAAGTCGATTCACAGTGCTCCATTTTTATGGTGTGACATATGGGCTTTTGGCACTTACTACGTTACCACAGGTATTTTACCCTCGTCAATTCCATATTTTCTACTGTTTTTGAACCCAGTTTTCTCACACACCCAACAGGTACACAGCTATGATCTTGCAGGCGTTCCCGATGTCCTTGTAGACAGTCTTCTCACTCACGCATTCCTCACTCGCAATCTGAGCAACCGTCTTTTCTTCCTCCGCTATGTAGTATTCGTACACTTCCCTGTAACACCGCATAGCTTCTGGCTTTTTCGATGTTTCGCACTCCTCCCGGTACGTCTCAATCGCACGCTCTATCCGGTTGATATAATACATATTCTCCGCCCTGCGTTTTTCTTCTTTCTCTACTACGCTTTCCTGGCTATTGATATGTGCCGAACCCATCAAATCTCTTAGGAACGCCCATCGTTTTTCTACTTTCTCGCCTTCCGTAAATTCTTCATTTTCCGGGATTTCCCTTTTCAGTCTACGATAGTCTGATAACAATTTCTTGGTTCTTTTTACCTTATCAGCGTTACTCTGCTCACTTTTTTCGGTCTTTTTTCGCTCTTCTCTGCACATTTTGACCGCTTCTCTCGCAGATATTTCCGCTATCTGTGTCAGTTCTCTCCCTGTTACCTGGTAGATTCTGTTTCCCTCCAGACTCTCCGTTTCCACAGGTACGATTGCTAACAGTTCCTGCTCACTCTGCCTTTCCATATACCGCCATACCTCCTTGACTTTTCTTGCTCTGCTCCATACAATGAATCTATCTACGAACATTTGAGGAGCTGCCATGGGGATATGGCGGCTTTTCTTTTTAACTTAAAATCTGTAACCCAAGTGCCACATAACCTTCCTGTAATCCGATAAAGTCTCTGAGAACATATCTTACTACCGCTCCGATTTCTCTTCCGCTGTATTTGATGTTATCCCATTCTTTCAGAATCAGTACGTCTCCCACCTGGAAGTTTCTGTCATTCTTCCGGATTTCAAACGGTTTATTGCCCTCTATCGTCTCCTGGAAGTATTTCGGGTATGTCTTCAACTCATGCGTCATGCTCTACCTCCGATACTTCTTGCATGAAGCGAAGTGTGAAATATATCCTGCTCCATCTCCACGCTCGCCTACCATGATTCTTCCTGTCACTACTTCTCCGTCCGGCGTGACGATCTTCTCTTTCCCGGTGCTGTCCTTCTTGTAATTATGCAGTGCCATGTCTACCGGCATATTCTTTCCGGACTTCATCCGCACCCACAGGATTCTTCTGCCACACTGACGGCACGTTCCTTCGCTTGCCCTGTTGATCACAGCCGCACCTTCTTTCCCATTCCTGCCGTTCCGTATCTCAAAGCCTCATTCAAAACCGCAACCATCTCCGTAATGCTGACTGCTATTGCCTGGTTCCGGTTTCTGTCATTGATACTTACCATGCCGGTCTGCAAACTGGCCTTGATTCCGACATCCGTTACTTTCTGATACAGGATTCTCTTCTCTTTCTGAAATGCTCCGGTTCCTTTGAACTTCGTGTATGTGCCCTTCGTCTCAGCGTACACTCCATCCATCGGTCCTTCCTTCGAGTCTGTAACATGCCCTATGATAAAATCGCTCATATCCTTCCTCCTTTACTCCGGCAATGATATTCCGGTTACCTGCTTTGCTCCTATGCTGCTTAATTTCTTCAACGCTTCCGGGATATTCATTCTTTCAATCGTGTCTTTCGCAAGGTTTTCTTTCAAATTCTGTTCCAGTGATTTTATCAGAGATTCCTCTACCTCTCTCTTAGCATTCGCAATCAGCTTTTCAACCTTCTTTCCAAGTTCCTCTTCCAGATACTGACTCGTGAGCATGCCGGCGGCGGATAATTTCCTGTCACTGGAATAACTTGCAATGCGGCCGTCCCTGTCATATCTCTTTTCCGTAAGGAACAGCTCAAATCTCTCTCCCACGTATTCAGACAGAGGCTTGTACGTTACTTCATCGCTCCAGGTGCTTTTCTTTTCCGGGATAACAATCTTTCCAATCTTCTCCTCGCACACATTCGCAATGAACTGGTCTACGGTTGCCTGTATCGTTTCTTCCGCCTCCAGAATCTTCTCTGCAATTTTATTATCCACTGCCTTTACAGCTTCATTCGTTGCCTTTTCCAGAAGGGCGTTTTCCACGCCCTCCACAATCCGTTCTCTCAACTCATCATCGATGGAATATGCCTCTTCATCCATCCAGTCAAGTTCTACTTCGATATTAAATTTTGCCATTCGACTTTTCCTCCTGTTTCTGCTTTTCTGCTTCTGCCGTCATTCTCTGGAAAATACAAAAGCCCTTGCACCTGTCCGGCGGCACTCCGCATGATTTACACGATATGAACAATGACCCATCTTCTTTTCTCGGCCTTTTATCCATTTATTATCCCTTCATTTCCTCTTCAACCTCTGCTCCGCACCGGCAACAGATATTCTGAATCGGCTCGCCCAGTTCTCCTCTGAAAATCTGGATGTTATCCATGGAGATCACCGCCGTACACATCGGGTCATAATGCTCTGCCAGGAAATGCTTGATAGGTTCCGCCGCTACCTCGAACTCCTTCATCAGCTTTTCAGCTTTTTCCTTCTCTTCCTCTTCCGGATGCAGAAGTCTCTCATAATCCGTCCAGCGTTCATCGATGTATCTTCTCTCCAACAGTTTTCTCTTTCCATCTTCCTCGATAACAACCTGGGTTCCTTCCACCGCCAGGATTCTTACCGGCTCGTCCATGTACTTTTCTCTATCAAAATCGGTACAGGAACCATGAAATCTAAGCGAAACGCACGTTCCATTTCCCATGGCATTACCTCACGCACCTTATCTGTTCTGATTGCCATTCTTCCTACCAAATCTCTTAAATTCATTTACTCTTCCTCCTCTGGTTCATCATATCCATACTCATCATCTTCGGTGTCGGTTTCGTCTTCCTCAAAGTCACTTATAATCTCTGTACCGTCCCCTGCACCGTCTAAATCGGTTTCATCAGTAAATTGTGTATCTTCCGGGTTATCGCCCGTAGAATCGTCATATACGCTCTCATCTGCATCCTCGTATTCTTCCACCGGGCCAGGAAGGGCATGTTCATCTACTACCTCTCCCGGAAGTTCCGGATGTTCGATGTATTCCGGACCAATATCCGGCTCGATTCCTGCCGGTCCCGGCTCCGTCACATCTCTGTAGTCTGCATCAAAAATACTTCTCTGCGTAGTATCGGCAACCGGTCTCATCTCGTACTCCCCGGTCTCCTCATTCAAGAACAGCTCCATCTCAGTGTCCAGGTTGCCTTTTTTCATATCTTCAACCTTCATCTGGCTTGTTACCTTGTGGCTGAACTTCGGCTTCGCAATCTCTCTGCTCTCTCCAGGAATGTTCGGATTGTAATTCGGTACATACTCTCTCGTGAGTGATACATCCAGTTTCAGTGTCAGCGTTCCTTCCTGGCATTCTTTTTCCTGCATATTACCGAGAAGTCTCTGTAAGACAAAATTCATATCTCTCTTCATGTCATTAAAGGTATCGCCATCAAAATTCAATTCCTTCACAAAATCACTCATTCTACTTACCCGCCTTTCCGAACTGGATATTATGTTCTTTCATGTACTCCTGCAAATCCTTCAACTGCTGGAGCGTGCCAATCGCATAGAATGTTGCCTTATATTTCTTTTCCTCCGGAAGAGCTTCTTTTTCAGCCGGCTTTTCTGCCGGTTCCTCACTCTGCACATCCGCCGTCTTATCCGGAACCGGTGCGTTGTAGCCAGATTGCGAAGCTCTTTCCTCCTGGGCCTGCTGTTCTGCCAGTGCCTTTTCTCTCTCCGCACGTTCCGCAGCATTTTTTTCTGCCTCCTGGCGTCTACGTTCCTCCGCTTCTTTGGCTCTGGCTTCTGCTTCGGCTCTCCGGCGTTCCTCTTCCTCGGCTTTTCTCTTACGGTCTGCCTCCATCTGCTCTTCAAACTTAATCAGACGAGCGTTCTCAGCCATAGCCTGGGACATATCAAGCGTTCTCACGTATACGTCCTTCGCATTCAGCTTATACTTGCTATCCAGTGCGTCAATGGCCGCCAGGTCACTCTTTACTCTCTGAATCTTTTCCTGGATTTCGGTTGCTGCCTTACTTTCCTTGAAGCTCACATTCAGATACTGTGTCTCAAACACTCGCTCAAAAGGAAGTACCTCTGCCAATTCTCCGATTGTCTCAGCATATACATCCTGCAATCTGGCTTTCTTCTCCTCTTTTACGCCGTTCTCATATTCCTTTACCTGCCCGTCAATGATGCTGATCTGCTCCTTGATGAGTACCGTTACATCCTTCAAGTCATTCTCGAATACCTCATACGGCTCCATGCACTTTTTCTTGACAAGCTTTCTTCTGTCCTCGATCTCATTGAGCAATTTTCTAAGGGCGGCTCTGTCATTCTTCGCATCCGATACCGTATCTTCCGTATACACCAAGCCCTGGTATGCTTCCACGATACTTCTGACATTCGCCTCCAGCTCCGCTTTGTTCCAGTCAATCTTCTGCAAGAATCCGTCTTCCGTTGGATTCACGAGTCTTATTTCCATTTTTTCATCCACTGTGAATTTCCTCCTATTCTTCCTTCGACAAATTTATAATCGTCACTTCTACTCTCGGATTCTCCGAGTAGAACTTCCGGCACTGGCAGTCAACAATTTGCGTATCATCGTAATATGCCAGATTGTTGAGGCTGTCAGCGATAATCTTTACTACGTTATCCATATCCGGCTTCTTAGTCGGACGTATCTCTCCAGCCAGCATCGCCGCTCTTTTTTTCTTCGATGCCGACTTAGGAATCCGGTAATACGCCTTAATCCTCATATCCAGCATCGCCTCTTTCGGAAAGCTCTCTGTCCCGTAGGCTGTCTGCCATTCCAGCTTTACCAGATTTTCATAGGACACCGTATCTTTCGGGGTCATGGCGTGACCGGTCTTCGTATTGAATCTCGGTCTGCCCTTCCCTTTCGGTTCCCCGTATACCGTAAACTTTACTTTTTCCATATCCGCCTCCTACTGACTTCCCAGGTTGCTTTCTTCAAGCATGGCCTGGATGCAGTACCAGCTACTCTTCTTTCCTTCTCTCGCAACCTTGATATGTCGGGTTGTATAACCGTTCATTACCAGGATTCCTGCAATAGTCCGCCTGTCCTCCGCACTGAAAATTCTCAGCGTGGCGTCCGGCTTAAACTGCTCATCCGCCGTCTGCATACCAAACAGCTTCGCCGGGTGGACTTCCAGGACCTCTGCAATCTTGATGAGAGAGGATGCCGGGATGTCTACTCTGCCTTTTTCATAATCCGCTACCGCCGACTGGCTCTTGCCGATTGCTTTTCCCAGTTCCTCCATCGTCATATCCTTTTCTGTCCTGCAGCTCCGGATATTCGCTCCGATTTCTGCCATATCCATATGTCACTTCACCTCCATGTCACATCTTCCCCTGTAAGTTCCGCATGACCTGTTGGAACTTTGCCCTCGTTTCCTCAGACATTCCAGGTTCTGGATCTGTTTTTTCTTCCTCCTGTTTCTTAACTTCGAGCACAGGCTGCTCTTTCTTTTCCAACTCCAACGCATTGTCTCTCATGCTGGCAATCAGCAACCGGATAGATTCCGGCAGCTTTTTCTCCTCGCTGATTCTCTGCACTGTTGTCCTGTAATTCCGGATAAAATGAGACTGCTCTACTGTCTCAACCCTTTCAGAATCCATCAACGCCCACTCTTTCAGATTTGCCGCACTTCCTACAGCTCTCTGGCAAGCCTCCGGCAGTTTCTCAAATTCTTCCACTGAATGATACCCGGAATTTCTGACCGCCTTTCTTACCAAAGACCATGCCTCCAACTCGCTCATGCTGTTATCCACGCTCTCAACAATCTGCGTTGCCTTTTCTCTGATGTCTGCTATCGTTGGTGGAAATTTCTCTGTCGGCATGTACTTCTGGATTGCTACGTTGGCCTGCTGATACGGAATATCTTTCAGCAACTCAAACCATACATTGAAAGCATCCTGGTCCGAGATGAATGTCGGCTGTGCATATACAGCTTTCATTCCCTTAACAAGCGTTTTGAACTCCTCTCTTGTCATTACCAGTTATCTACCTCACTCACTCTGTTTTGAATCCGGTCCCCGGCTGATCTCTGCGGAATCTGCATCATTTTATCCCAGATAATGCCTTTCCAGTTATTTGACATACACTCCTCAATCAAATCGCACACCCGACCTTCTCCAAATTCTGCCACTTTCTTCTCTACCTGCCGGAGAAGGGATTTCATGCCCTGCTCTTTATAACCTTCCTTGCGTTCAATCTTGTATGTACACCATTCACGCATCTTTTCTCTGATTTCGCCGCCAAGTGCATAATCCGGAGCCAGACGCTCATAGAGCTGCATCGTGTCTTCCTTCTTTACAGTTGCCTTTTTCGGCTTCGGTGGCTTTTCTACTGGCGGTTTCTCCTGCTCCGGTTCCTGCATCTCTGGAATCAATGCCTCCGGCGTCTGGGAGCCGCTCAGTTTCTTCTCATCCTGGATGCGGCGATAATACTTCCTCTGCCGGTCCGCCTCTGTGGAACTCTGCCCGATGAAATTCTGAATATCCATCATGTAGATTGCACCGTTATCCAGCACCTCTACCAACTTCAACTGCTCAAAAATCTTCATCGCACGTTCTACTGTCCCTACCTGGTGCCTCGTAATCGTCGAAATCATCTCTAGGCTATACGGGATATAGTCCTTGTACATCAACCGCCCTTCATTTTTCAGACTCCGCAGGTACATCTTCATCAGTATGTCACTGTACAAATACCCATCTTTCATCCCCTGGAGAAGCAGCATTTCATCAGAATCGAAGAAATCCTCCTTCAATTTCAAGTAGTAGTATTTTTTGTTATCTGCCATCTACTCACCGCCTAAATTCCGGCTACCAGGTTCGTAATTGAAATCGGTCTCTTCAAAACCTTTGTATGCCTACAACAATCGCACATCTCGCATCTGTCCGGTTCAGCCTCTCCGTTCTTCACTCTGAGGATTCTCGGCATATTCATTTCTACCATGTGTTTTGCCTCATCAAGATAATTCTGTGTTACATGAATCACTTCGATGTTTGGCTCCTCTTCTTTTGTCCCTGCTGCAATGTAGAATGGTGGTCTCTCTCCGGTGTTCTGGTACACAATTTCCTGGTATATCGCACCCTGGATATCGTAACCCCAGTACCGCACGAAATCTAAATAGCCGATGTCTTTTACCCACTCCAACTTAGTGATTGATGCCATAACCTTAAGGTCCGTAATCGCAATTCCTCTCACGAAGCTGTCAATTTTGATTTTCCATTCTGCCCCGAACAGCTCTCCAGTCATAATGACCTGTTTTTCTCCGCTCATATACTGCATAAACAGTGGGTCTCTCTCCATTCTGGCGATGATTCTCTCTGCCTGCTTATAATTCGCTTTCAGCTCGCCTTTCTGAGTGAAGATTTCCGGATTCGCTTTCTTGAACTCTTCGAGCGTTCCTTCAAAGTAGGAATCCACATAGGACCCCACCAGAAGCGGCGTGGTCTTTTTCTGTGCCCACCGTTCTTCCAGCTTCTCAATGGCCGAAAATTCACACGCCATCTTTCCGTATGTTCCTGCGAAATCCTTATACTGGGACACACTCATATACTTCTCGTTCGCTTCTTTGCTATAATAATTCTCTGCCGTCAAAACCATATGCCACTACCTCCTACGCCTCTTCCAAAACCATTCCGTCAATAACCGGCTCTGCCTGCTTCTGGGCTTTCATCGCTGCAAAAGCGTCTACCGGCTTATCATTCTCCGGCAACAACGCCTGTCCTGTTGTTGCTCCCGGAAGGGACTGCTGATTGAATACCGCATCCCCACCATCTTCGTAGGCTTTCTGCTGCTCTATATTGTCAAAGTCCAAATCAATCAACTTGCACAATCTTCTCAATACCGTTTTCTTGTACATCTCACCAGTGCTGCTTTTCCATGCCTGGCTGTCTTTTGCTTTAGAGTATGTGTTTCTGACATTTTCGATGTCTTCCGAACTCATCGTGTCATACATCATCGAACCATCTTCAAAAACCACAATAGCGAATGCTCCAATCATCTGTTCATTGGAAAACGGCTTCGGTCTGTACTTCACATTCTGTTTGCCTCCATCTACCTCTTCCATGAAGAAATCGCCCTGTCGTACTACTTTCGCAAAAATGTCTTTAATCTTATTTTTGCTGTACCGCTTGCACAATTTGATCTCGCCTTTGTAATCAGTTTGAAAAGTGAGGTTTCCGCCATACGGGATTGCGTAACACTCTCCATTAAAAAAATCCAGTCCCAGATATGCCGCTTTTGCCAGGCAAACCGGGATAGTTTCCGGGTTGATCTTCTCCAACTGTGCTTTCTTCTTATCGTCTTTCATCATATCCTGGATTACCGTAATGCAATTCAGAATGAATCTCTGCTGATTAAAGCCGGCCGGCAACGCTTCTTTGTTTTCGGTCAGCTTCTTCGTCAGTCCGGTTTTTATCGTGCCGTACCACTGTTCTACGGTCATCTGTCCCATATCCTACCTCCTATGCTTCTTCCAGGCTCTCGCCCAGTAATTCAAATATTTCATCAATCGTCATGCCTTTTAGGCACTCCTCGCACACATAACTTCCGCAGCTCTCATAGAATCTGTTGCCCGGATAAATTCCTTCCAGACACTCCGAACAGATATGAACCTCTTTCGGTTCCGGAGCATTCGGGCATCTCGGATGGCAAGGATCCTGTCCGCATATCTCACACATTATCCTCTTCCTCATCCGGCATCTCCAGAACACCGGTCACACTCTGTATCATTTCTGGAATCCACAGTCTTGCAAGTATCGCCGCCGGAAGAATCAAATACTCTCCTCCAAAAGCTACCCTGCCTCTCTGCTCACAAGCCATCACAATACAAAAGCACTGGAAAATTCCCGTGATGCTTATGTATTCTATCCAGCCCAGAACTTCTGCCATATCCACTGCGTAGATTCTGCTCAGTTTCTTCCACAGAACCCTGTGCATCCTACGTCTCATAACTCTGCTTCTCATGCTGTCTGCCTCCGTTCAGTGAAAATTCCGATGTTGATCCCCTTGCTGGACTCAAATCTTTCTATCAGTTCCTCTTTGCTTTCGATTCCGTAATCTCTTTTCAGAATTTCAAGCATTTTTTGCACATCCATACTCACACCTTCTTCAAAAACTTCTCGCCTACGATTTTCAGTTCGCTGATGGACTCCGCAACTTCATCTAAAAAATGCCAGGATCTTTTTCAGCTCCGGCTTCTCCGTTTCGTCGATGATTCCATCTTCCGTAATGTCTACAAGTTCTTTTTTGATGCGGTTCAGCTCATCACAATCCAGCCTCTTCATCAGCCGAAGGGCTATCCCTTCCAGGCCTTTCGCCTCTGTTGCAACCGGGAGATAACTGCATATCGGGCATTCATGCTTGCAATACCCGGTTTTCAGCTCCGGTGCATTATAGAGGTCCGCCATGAGAACCACCTTGTCTACCGGAACTACCTTCGTATTTCCAAGCTCATAGTCTGCGAGTGTCGAAACAGATATACCAAGCAGCTCAGCCGCACCTTCTCTGGAGTATAGCCTTTCGTTGTACATTGCCGCCTTTTTTCTGGCAACAAAATATACATTTTCATTGCTTTTCGTAGGGCCTCTTCCCATTTCTTCACACCATCTTTCCTGTTACAATTTAACTGTCCTTAGAGGAATCCTGTTTCCCTTGATATTCCTGGATTCCGAGTGCACCGCTTATCACTTTCATAACCGGTGGCGAATAGCATCTGCCACAGATAATTGCATTCAGATATTGTGTGGAGTAACCAGTCTTCTCAGCCAGCTCCCCTGTGTTCATATCCAGGTCAATCATGGCTTTTCTTGCATCCATACACCAATCTCTGGTTGCTTCTTTCATGGACGCTGATGCCTTTTCGATATTGAGAAGGTCACTGATTGCACTTGCAATCGAATCCGAGTAAATCCGGCCATTCACAACTCCGGATACCCTGGTTCTTGACTTGCCGATTCTCTCAGCCAAATCGTTGATAGACCAGCCTCGTTCAATCAGACCCTTCTTAACTTCCTTGCCCCAGTCAGTGATATTGCCCTGCATTATGCTTTTCCTCCTTTCTGATGGATTTTTGCATATGTAGTTTACTTTCTCGAAGTAAAATGATACAATTTAACGGTACAAACGTACACTACATACGCAATCACAAACTACTTATGCGATTTAGCACTTCCCATTTGCGAATCATTTGTAGCTTGTGATTGTATTGTAGCTCGAAAACTCGAATTTGTAAAGAGTTTTTCTTCGATTTCTCGAATTATTTTACGGAGGTGCTACATGGAAGCAATCGACAGAATCGAAACAGTTCTCGAACAGAGGGAGCAAACGCCTTATGCACTGTGCAAATTTCTTGGCATTAACCAGTCTTCCTACTCTACCTGGAAGGCTCGAAACACTCTGCCGCCAGCTAAATACATCGCAGACATTGCCCGGTTTCTGCACGTCTCTACCGACTACATTCTGACCGGAAAAGAATCTGCTTACACTGACGTCCAGACCGAAACTTACACCGATGATGAGAAGGAGCTGCTGAGTATTTACAAGGCTCTGCCAACAGAAAAGCGTTATGAATTTAAAGGGGAAATGAAGGGCTACCTCAAAGCTCTTGAGGAAAGCAAAAAATACCTTGACGATGAAAAAAGATTATCCGTTTAGATTGGTATCGTCGTTTCAGATGATACCGGACAGGAGGGCTTATGGATTCAAAGAAATACTTTTTCCTGGCCTGGACCGAAGAACAACTGAATTGCGATGCTGCGGCTCTACTGCTCTATCTCTCTTCCTTCTGTTCTTCTCTGGAGGAAGGGCCTGCATCGCTGTCTGCCGGAACCATCAACAAAATAGCGCACCTACGGAAGAAGCTCTCGCTTTCTGTTCGTGAGTTTCTGCCGTTGATCCATACCTATTCTGACACTCTGACAGACATTGACTGCCGCCGGGCGTTGGTTTTCGCTCTTGACGGCAACATCCATGGCATAACCTCTCTCTGCGAAGGGAGGGTTCCTGCATGGAGCAATTAACATCCAATAACAAATTTACTTTTCATGGGGAAGACACCGGCTTGTCGGTAGTAGATTTCTGGTCCTGGGCTTACAGTGATCTGCTCAACAACACAGACCGGGGCGTACTTGCAGAATACATAGTACACAGTGCGTTATTACCCCCCCCCGATTGAAAATGCGAACTGATTGGCTCCCCTTTGATTTGACCAGTCCTACCGGACAGCGAATCGAAGTCAAATCCGCTTCTTATCTCCAATCCTGGGATGAAGCGTACCACGAGCATATACAGTTCAGCATAGCACCTCACAGAGCCTGGGACCCGAAAGCCGGATACTCTCCGGACATCAAGCGGCATTCTGACCTCTACGTTTTCTGCCTCTACAAAGCACTGACGAAAGATGTCTCGCCGCTTGCCCTGGAATACTGGGAGTTCTATGTGTTGCCTACCTATGTGCTCAACGAGCAAAAGCCCAATCAGAAAAATATTTCTCTTAATTCACTGAAAGCTCTAAAACCTTACATAACGGATTTTGCCGGATTAAGGGATGTGATATTGAATTGCCCGATTAAAAGGGCGTAGAAATGAACATGCGCCGTTCTGTAATGGGACGGCGTATTTTTGGAGGGAAAATATGATTTCAAACAGTGCTGCCACTCACGCAAAAGTGGCTATCTACATACGAGTCTCTACCCTGCATCAGATTGACAGGGACTCTCTGCCTATGCAGCGTCAAGACTTGATTGCATACGCCAAGCTGATACTGAACACTGACGATGTGACAATCTTCGAGGATGCCGGGTACTCTGGCAAAAATACTATCCGGCCAGAATTTCAGAAAATGATGTCTCAGCTCCGGACCGGCACGTACACGCATCTCTTGGTCTGGAAGATTGACCGAATCTCCAGAAACCTTCTGGACTTTGCCGAGATGTACCAGGAGCTTAAAGACCTGGGCGTTACCTTCGTCTCAAAAAATGAGCAGTTCGACACCAGTACGGCTATGGGAGAAGCGATGCTCAAAATTATCCTTGTCTTTGCGGAGCTGGAGCGTAACATGACTTCGGAACGTGTCACTGCCACTATGATTTCCAGAGCCAGCAACGGGCAGTGGAACGGCGGACGTATTCCTTACGGCTACGATTATGATCCGGAAGAACAGGATTTCAGCTTCAACTCCGATGAGTACAACATCGCCCATCTGATTCATGACAAATACGAAGAACTCCGCTCCCTGGTTTATCTGGCCCGGTATCTGAACGAACATGGCTACCGGACTCGTGCCGGTAATGACTGGTCCCCGGTCTCTCTGGATATTATTCTTCGCAGCGTATTCTACTGCGGCGATTACCAGTACAACCGCCTTAAGGAAGGGGACCGGCAGCGTCCTAAGGATAAATCCGAATGGATTACCGTAAAAGGCCACCACCCGGCCATCGTAAGCCGGGAACAGAAAGAACGTATCCTTGCACTCTTGGAATCCAACCGCAGGCTCAAATCATTCCACAAGAGTGGCAAAAGTAAATACACCCACATTTTCTCCGGCTTGCTTATCTGTGGAAATTGCGGCCAGCCTATGACGAGTTCCATTTCCACCGTAAAGAAGACTACCGGCAGACGCTATTCTCTCTACTTCTGCCCTACACACCGAAAAAGTAAGCTGTGGTGTACTGGAAAATCTACCTCAGACCCAATCATTGGCGAGTTCGTCTTCAACTACATTCTCAATATGCTCAACGCTCAAAAGGCGTTCTCTCCGGAAACGAGCATACAGAAACTGGAACAGCAGCTACTCTCTGGCGATACCTTCTCCCCAGTGGTTGCCATTGCCCCGGACGGATTACAGGATCTGTTTCATACGCTCCGCACCGGCACTGTCAAAGGCGAAGTTTTCGGAAAAGACGTCAAAATCAAAACAGACTCTGAGCCGCCGTTGCAGCTATCGAAGCTCAAAAAGGAAAAAATCCGTCTGGAGAGAGCTATTGACCGTCTGAACAAGCTGTTTCTCTATTCCGAAAAAGCCATGTCGGAATCCGAATACCTCACTCAGAAGATTCAGCTTTCGGACTCCCTGGAAGAAGTCGAGGACAAGTTGGCGTTCCTGGCATCAGAAGACAGCCTGCAACAGTCTATCACT